GTGTGGCGCACGATGTAGTCCGAGGAGATGCTGGAATCGAAGATTTGAGTGAAGATTTTTGCGAACACGCTCATACCCTACACCTTTGGTCGCGGACTGTCTTGGACAAAATACTGGGCGGGATACTGCGCTGATTCCCGCCCGGTTTGCATGGGTTATGCGGTCACCTTGACCATCTGCTCATTGCAGTCCGCGTGCTTCTTTGTCCAGCAGTCTGGGCAGAAGAAGAACAGTACCTTGCGCCGCACGCGAGCTGTCCCTTGCACTGTGCGGTGGCCGCAATGGTTGCACGGTATCTTGCGGCCTACCAGGGGCTTACGGCGCGGCTTCACTTCGTCACCGCTGGCCGTGCTCTTTGCGCAGATAGCGTTTCAGCCACATCGTCAGGGTGCGGTCGTCGGCCTCTGCGAGCTGCTTGATGCGCGCGTAGACCTGGGGCTCATCGGTCAGATCGACGGTGATGGTCTTGCGCTCAGGCTTGGTGGGCTTGCTGTCGTGGGATGCGTCCAGTGCTGGCAGGTCTTTAGTCTCCTCGCGGATGGCGTGGACTTCTTCTGCGAGGCCGGGACCTTGGTTGGCGGCTATTTGGCTGGCAATCCTCTCACGTTCGCGGTAGGCTGCCTCGGTTATGCCCAGTTGCTCCCAGGGCGCTGCGGGTTCGAGTGAGTGAGCCACGATATTTACCTTCCTCTCCGGTTATGCGCTCTTCGCGCGGGTTGAGCTATAGAGCGGATCGCGCTCCAGTTTGAATCCATAAGTTGCTCGCCGGCGAAGCGTTTCCATGTCCTGCTGGTCGCATAGATTAGCTTCAACGTTCGCGCGATATTGCCCTGCGTCGTCCAGCAATTCCGGCGGATCAATGTTGCCGCGCTTGAGGCTCCAGATTGCGACGTAGCGCGTCATGTGAGCGCTTCCACGGTGATAACTGTGCGGCCTTCATCGGGCCGCGAATCAGAGTCCAAGTCCACTACCAGGCGGCGCACGCGAGCGTCTGACGTGCGTTTGTCTTTGATGCTTTGGAATACGCCGCAGTCTGCTAAGCCATCAAGAACCAGCTTGGGGAAGTTATCCACATCGCCCCGGCCTCCCTTTGGCAGCACGACTTCAATGTGAACTGAGAACTTCTTTGCGGTCACTCGCATACCTTGAGAGTAGACAGCAATCGCAGCCTTGAATGCAGTTGCCTCTGCGGTGACATAGCTCCTACCTGTGCGCGTGTGCTTGACGTAGTGGTTTACCGAGGGTGGAACCAGCGGGACCGTGAAAGTGACGCTCATGCGCGCACCCCGTATTCCTTCAGCCTGCGGTAATAGGTGTTTCTTGCGATGCCGAGCGCGGCGCTAGCCGCCCGCGAGTGTATCCCGAACGTATCGCGCGCGTTCAAGATAGCCTCTTTCTCAACCTCCGCGATAGTGCGCACCTCGCGTGTTGGAGCGTTGCTCTCGCAGGGTGTGTCCGGTTCCGGTTCTGGCTCAACCATCGCTTGAATCAGCAGCGGCGACGATTCCAGCGCGTCAATGAGGCGGCTCAATCGCTGCACCTGGCCGCGCAGAAAGTGAAAGTCCTGCTCCATCTGCTTGAGCGTCATGGGCGCCCCCATTTGTGCGCTCTAGCAAACCACGCGGAAGTCGAAAGCAGTCGATCTGATCTTTTGAACTCGCTTTCAAGGATAGCGCTCTCACGTTGCGTGACCGGGCGGCAAAGACGGCAGGTATGGCTATGCTTACCGCGCTTGCTGAACCAAACTAGCGGGGCAAACAGCTTGCAAACTCTACACTTCCAGGTTCTCATGCGCACACCTCCACATTGAAAGCTCTTGCTTGCTTGTCCTCGTTCTCCACGCGCCCGATGCGACCCGTAACCCGCGCGCCGATCTCGGGCAGTTTGTGCGCGCGGGTATAGTTCTTGTGCATGAATAGCGTCTCGCCTCCATCCGTGCGCACCCAGCCTATGTCCTTGTGCGGGATGGTGTTCTCTACGACGCCCGTGAATGTTTCAACTTGCTGCGTTGTCTGCATGGCTACCTTTCGCTCTTGGCACCGCAGTGCCTATTCATCTGCGTTGTTAAATCAGGCAATCGAAGTCCGCGTCCGTCAGCCCCAGGTCGCCGTAGTCCGGCGCGGCGCGTTCAGGCTCGGCAACCTCCGGCGCGCGCTGTTTCAGGCGCTCAATGGTCGCGTCCACGTCCGCCAGGAACTTGTCCGTTGCTTCGCGCATCTTGGCAATCTGCGCTTCGCACTCCGTGCGGTGCAGTCGGATGGTGAACTGCACGTAGCGCCTGGGCAGGATCGGGCCGAACATCGCGGGATCGTTGCTCATGCCGCCGTCGCGGGAAATAAAGTCAATCCATTGCAGCGGCGGGCAGCACATGAACGCGAACCAAAGTTGCGGCAGGTTGCCTTCCGGGATCGCTCCGTTGTCTAGCGTTTGCAGGTGCGTGGTTGTGCGCGGGCACTTCGACTCGATAGCGCCGACCAGATTGCCAGCGGCATCATTTACTAGGCCGTCCGGGCTCCAGCCGCAGCGCTCATTGTCGCCCACCACCATGCCGACCTCTTCGACCATCACGCCCTCTTCGAGTTCGTAGGCGGTGCGGGCCGCTGGCTCAGAGAATGTGCCAGCCTTCATCGGCGCTGAAACGAAGTGGTCTTGTGCAGCGATGCCGCTAAGGATCTCCGCTACCTTCTCCAGCCGGTAGAGTTTGCGCTTGGAACCCTCCACACCCTTCTGCGTGAAATCGAGAATGGATGAGGCGCTGGACGCCGTGGCGCGACCTAAGTGCGCCTGAAAGAAGTCATCCGACACGTTGCCGTCTGTGCCGTGCTGCGCGAATCGTAGAATCTGCATTGTCGCTCCTTAGTACGAAATGGTTACGTGCGGCACAGCGCCCTTTGCGATGGCAATGAGCAGGTCTTGAGCGCGGTCCATTGGGATGTCGAGCGCAACAGCGGTGAATTCAATTGTGGGCTGTGCCGCGTGTGCTTCGGTATTTAGTCTCACTTTAGCTCCTTCCGAATAATCCGTGTAGTTCTGTTGAGGCAGATACATACGCCGCATGGGCTATTTCTAGATCGTCGAACGCGCCGAGGTGTTTCATTTTTCCCCCGCTCTTAATCTGCGCCCTCCACTTATTAGCAACCCTATCCCACGTGACTCCCTTGAATCCGCTTGTGTTGTTTCTCTGCGCGCCGCGATTACAAAGATTCTGCGATACCGTAGCGATTCTTAGGTTTTCGTCGCGGTTGTCGAGCGCGTTGTGGTTAGCATGGTCACCGTGACGCTTATCCCCATATTTCAGTCCAAGAACAGTGCGATGCATACTGATCAAAGTCCACTTTCCGGTAGGCAATCGAACATTACGAACAGCGTAGAAGGATTGTGCACCGGGATACCAAAGAGCGTGCCACTTAAAGGCGTTCAATTCCTCAAAGCGATGCGCAGACACAAGCGCAACCTGTCCTTGCGTCAACTGGATTGTGCGGTATGATGGTTCTGGGGTTGTCATGAGTCGGACCTCCATCCGATAAAGTGGCTAAGCCCGGTGCTTCTAACACCTGACAGCCCCATTATACCGCGTCATACTCGACCTTCAGCTTGCAATTCCCTGTATCTTTTGTTCTTCGCGTCCGCAAAGGTGATCGTGCTCTTGGTATCGCCGGTCGCATCCGCAGCCTTCTGCGCAGCCATGTACATCTTGCGCAGCTCCTCGGCGTCATTGGCGTTGCGGATGTTATCCAGGTGCGTAAGGTGATCGCGCTCGTCAAGTACGCCCGGCTGCTTGCCGTCGCTGGGCGGATTGTCCACGTTGTCCATCCCTTTGATCGCCAACCCGCAGGAGGCCACCAGCGTGTAACGCTCAAGGTAGGAGCCGGTTGAGCCGACCGCCTGCACGTTATTTTTGAACCCGGACGTTTCAGGGGCTGCGCCGAACGTCGCACCCTGCTCCTCATGGCCCAGCCGGTGCCGCAGGTAGCAGGTGCAAACGATGCGGCCATTCTCACCTTCGGTAGTCTTCCAGCGGTGTGTGATGCCCACCGCCAGCAGCGCCGGGATAAGTTTGTCGCAAATCTGGTCCAGCTTTGCAAACTTGCCCATCACCTGACCCTTGATGACGATCTCCGAGTCCTTGACGAGGGTTGGCGCGTTGCGCTTGAAATCCTCGAATGCGTTGATGTAGGCCAGCCGCGCCTCGCGGTCCATCATTTCCATCTGGAGCTTTGCCAGGCGCTCGATTACGTCAATGCTCCCCTCGCGCTCGATTGCGAGTTGCAGGAGACCCATCGGGCTGGTAACTCCTGCGAGTTGCACTGGCGCTTGTTTGGTGATTGCGCTATCTGTCACTGTCCTGCCTCCGTAAACTTGCCATCCTTCTCGGTGTAGGTCGTGCCAATCTCATATTGGAAAACTTTGCCGCTTGGCGTGCATTGCAGTTTCGCGTTGAATCCTTTATAGCCCTTCATTTTGATTCCTCCGCGTCCAGCATGGCCAGGCGCTGCTGAAAGTCTGGAAAGTTTGCAAAATGGCGCTCAATGAATGCGCGCCGCTCTGCGATCTGCTCAGGTGTGCTGGGCGTCTCGGTGAGCGCGTCATCAATGCGCCGGTCGCGCTCTACGTCCGGGTCGCGCTCAATGCGCTTGTGCGAACCGCCCCAGGGCTGATCAGGGTCGCTGAACCAGGGTTCATCGTGCGGTGAAGTGTAGCGGCTCATACGCCAACGCCTTTCTGCTGCAATACCGCAGCCTGCTCGATCATCTCTTGCGCATCGCTCAAGTCATCGAAGCGCATGGATTGAATGGGAACTAATTGATAGATTGGTTCCTTGAACTCCGG